TCTTCTACCGCAAATGCGATATCAATTAATTCTTCTAATGTTACTTTAGCCATCCTACCTTTTCTCCACTATCAATTCTTCTTTGATGTTCTTCAACACTCCCAGGAAAACGCCAAGCCCAAATAGCAACAACGGCCATGAAGCCAGCAGTACTGATAATACCTACGGGTTTAACTCCTGTGAAGTACATTATGATTAAACTGGTACTCATCATGGCCAGCATGAAGAATTTCATCTTAGTAGGAAACACACGCTTGGTATTCCAATTAGTTAAGAATGGTCCAAACAGTTTGTGATTATAGATCCAGCGATGCATACGTTCACTGCCTTTACTGAAACAGTAAGCGGCGAACACTACGAATATACTGTAAGGTACCCCAGGAGTGATAACTCCAATGTAGGCCATTCCCAAACTTAGGAATCCTAGTATATTCCAAAATAATTTTTTCATTAGGTTGATGCTCTGAGGTTTGCTTTGACTAACATATCTCTATGTAAATTTACAACAAATTGATTACTACCTGTGTTGACAGTGGCTAGTGTGCTGGCCACGCCTTTGGTTTTACGTACACTCGATCCTGGATAACCTTCAGCGAAATAGCTGCAATGTATCCAACAGTTTTTACCTGGAGTAAATTCTAATAGCAATTGATCGTATGGTAGATTTTTACTACACCAAACAGCAACATCATAGTAGTCTAGATTAGCCATACCACGTATCTGTATATCGCCACCTTGTCCAGTGCCGTGCTGTGATCCACTGCTGCCTTCGCGAAACGTGTTGGTAATAAATGCTGTTGGGTATTGACGCTTAAATGGTTCCCAAATGTTAACGGCCCAGTTGGCTAGATTAGTTACAATCTGTGCTTCAGTTAATCCTCGTTGTGGGGTAACTCTACTTCTAGGATATGTAACTTTATTAATCAGTTGACCTAGAGTCGTTCCTGATGGAGTCAGTGCTTGTGTTAAAGGAATTCCATCACCGGTCAACGGTGCGACATTTTTACCAATTACTGATATTGGAACAGCCTTTGTACCTGTGGTTTCTGGGGGCGTCTCTTTGACAATGGTATCATATTCTTGCTTGGTAATTTTGCCATCTGCTAAGAATCGATCAGCTACCTGTTTAGTTTCTCCTGAATCGTCAACATCAACAATGGCCTGTACAACTGTAACTGCTGGGATGGCATTCGGAGTGAATCTAGCTCTAGCCCTTGCAGCATCGTACAATGCGATCTTTACACCATTGGCATAAACATCTTCAGCATCGTATACTGGTTCAACTCTACCGTTAGCACCAAATCGAAGACCTGTGATCGCACTAAGTGGGTGAGAGTGCGGATATGGTGTAAACGGCCCTGCGGGATTGTTTCCTGCGGCATAAGCCGGGGTTATGGTTTTAGTTGCCATTTATAGTTTTGGTAAATCTCTAATTTTACTGATATACGATACAAGCTCGTTTAATCCAATTTTGTAGTCTGTATCATCATCAACATACAGTTTATACATGGACGCCAACATAACCCAGTCATAGACATTCATATTTCTAATACCTTCGCCATCACCTGTGCCTGCCTCTACATATTTTTGTAGATTGTCAGCTAATCTTGTTGAATCGGAAGTTTCTAACGCATCTGCTATTCTACCAAGGTATAGTTCAATTTTTTGAACATTTTCAGTATAATCAAGTTGTGCAGGTAGAGTAGTATCTGTACTAAACAACAATGCTGTGCCAGTACCGTTTGTAACAATTCGTGATGCTATAAATGTAACTATTTGGGAGGTATCCGACAATGTAACTGCAGATCCCCCTGGAGTTAAACTAACAGAAAAATATGTTGATGTAAATCCTGTGCTTAAAATATAATAATCAGTGTCGGTTGTAAGACCGCCAATAGATTGAAAGAAATTGATAGCCATTCCTGGTTCTAAATTACCGGTATCGGCCGTAATTCTATTTACAGTAGAATATACAGGAGGAGGACTGCTCACTAAGATCTGATAGATTGTACCAGTAAGCCTTCCGGTAACAGTGATCTTACTAATTAATGATGATAATAATGACATATAAGTATTTAAGCCAGTGCTATACCAGTAGTCTGCTGAATAAATTGATCTGCAAAGGGCTTGTCAGTAGCTTCTGCTACGGTTACTGTTGTTTTAAGTAACTTAACTTCTTTCTCTGGACTTACTGTAAACAAGTACGGCATTAGTCCTGGGCCACGCTCGCCCATACCGATTACCATAGGGCGTGTTAACTTGTAGTGTGTATCAGTTTCGGCTGATAGTTTAGCAACAAGTTCTTCACCACTGGTTAATTTTAATGTAATCACTTCACCTACTGAAACGCCTTTATCAATTAGCATGTTCTAACCTTTTCTTTAATTCGTTAAATCCACCGATTAATTCTTCATCTAAGAAAATCTGTGGCACTGATCTCGCTCCGGGTACTGCTTCTAATAAATCTTCTTTAAGATAACCATCACCGATAATTTTTTCTTCGTATTCGATTTCTTTCATCTTTAATAATGCTTTAGCCTGATCGCAATAAGGACAGGCGGGTTTGCTCCAAACTACAGCTTTCATTTTGGCTCCTTTAACCTGAATATACTACACCACCATTTTTATCAGTGACTCTAACTAATACGGCACCTGCGTTCTTTTTTGAAAGTGCTGCAGAGATTGCAGCGTTTTCAGTACCGTAGGTTCCTAAAGTTGTCCAAGATTCGTATGGTGATCTGCTTTTAAATTGTGCTTTGTACATAATATATTATATAGCCGGAAGAGCATCGTAATCAATATTTTCGCTCATTATACCAATAACATAATTAGTGCTTTCGTTTTCTTGTAGAGCGGTTTGTTTTTTGCTGGTATCTGAATGCTTGTTGAACCAAGGAATTGGTGTTACCTTAGGTGCAGGATTGGTGTATTTAATGCCAATGTCTTTCAAAGCACCAACTGCTGTGTAGTCTACGAATTCTTTAAGAATGTTAGCGTTCAACCCAATCACAGGTCCTTTGTTAAACAAATAATCGGCCCAATCCTTTTCTTCGCGAATCACATCCATATACAACGCATATACTTCAGCTTCACATTCTGCTTTAATATCAGCAAAGCGACTATCTTCTTTAATCACTTGATTGATCAAATAAGCAGTCCAACCTTTGTGTAATAGTTCATCTTGGAGAATCAAACTGATAATGTTTCCATTACCCATAAAGATTTTATTCTCTACCATGGCCAAACTTGTGGCAAATGATACCATAAAACGGAATGCTTCTAATGCGTAACTAGCATGTAGTGCCATCCAAATTGCTCGGATATGTTCATGTTCAGTGACTGCTTCACCTAGTTGTTTACGACAGTTGACCACATGCAATGCTTCATAGTAGTTGCCTACACTACTAGCCATGTCTACAATTTCTTTAGTGTCATGAATAGTGTTAAACACATCCTTAGGCACATTATAAATGTTACGAATGATATGACTGTATGACTTACTGTGAATGTTAGTTTCGAAGAATGTCCAGTTATAGACTAGTGCTTCTAGTTCTGGCAAGCTAATTACTGGCATAAAGATTTGACTTGGGCCACGACCCTGTAAACTATCCAATGCTGTTTGACGCAGCAGGTTACTGGTAAAGATATGCTTGACAGCATCACTGGCATCCTTAAAGTCATTGCTATCTTTAGTCAGACTAATCTCTTCTGGTTGCCAAAAGAAGCCACGTGCTGTTGCTTCAAAGTCTGCAATCTTTTTATACTTAACTTCTTCAAATCGTTGGATAGTAACTGGGCCTGCTGGGTCTAGAAACATCTTACGATTAAGATAGTCTGTCTTGGTGTTTAAGTTATATTGCGCTTGACTCATTTATGTGTTCCCAATTTATAATTTTCCATTGATTTTCTAAATATGTTTTCTTGTCTGCTTGATAGTCTAATGCCCATGCATGTTCCCACCAATCAACTAACACTACAATGTCTTTCTTGATAGCATGGTTAACAATGGTTTTAATTTCTCCATTGCGGGCAAGATAAACCCAACCACTGCCTTGTATGCTCATTGCTACTTTAAGAAATTCTTCTTTAAAGCCGGCAAAAGTAACATAATGTTTTTCAATTAACGCTAATACTTTACCTACTGGTAGATTATCATCGCTGGGTTTTTGATACTGTTGAAATAAGATGTTGTGCAAGAATACACCGGCTTCGTTAAAGTCCGGATCACCTTCACCAGCATTATATCTTTTAGCATAGGTTTTTGCTAGAGTATCGTAGTGATAATCGATAGTGTCTCTAGAAATCGCTGGACTAAGTTCTCTAGGCCCGTATGGCAATGGCTCAATCTTTAAACTATCTGGGCGGCCTTCTCTTAAAATCGTATTTCTAATAAACCCAAAGGTCATAACTTGCAGGCCTCGCAATCGTCGTCTTCAATTAATTCACGCTCGTTGTGAAATCCGTTGTAGTGAACTTCTGGCGTAGGTTCAGCCATGGCCTTGCTACCAGCTTTGTTAATCAAACTGTAGTAGAATGTTTTCAGTCCCCAAACGTGTGCCTGCATTAAATTCTTAATAATTAATGTCGTTGGCACTTTACGATCTGCATAGTTCGCTGGATTGTAGAATGTATTAGTGCTGATACTTTGATCAACATAGGCAGCTAATACTGCTGCTGTTTTTAAATATCCTGCGCAATCGTTTTGATCCCACATCAGTTGATACTTGTTTTTCAATCTGTGATATTCGGGAACAACTTGTATAAACGATCCTGCTTTAGATTCTTTAACAGTAATTAGACTCATTGGCATTTCAATACCATTAGTTGAATCAATTACAACACTAGAACTTTCAACTGGAGCGATAGCCATTAGTGTAGCATTGCGAACACCATATTGTTTCATATCAGCACGTAGTGTTTCCCAATCAAGTTCGGGAGTAAAGTCTGCTAGCTCATTAGAACCGTTGGCACGTAGTTCCCAGGGGAATGTACCTTGACCGTATCGGGTATGTTGGCTATGCAGACAAGCACCACGTTCTTTGGCCAACTCAACTGTTGCTTCTGTTAAGAAAAATGCCTGATGTTCCATCCATGATTTAACTTCTTGTAGTGCATCTTTCTCACCATACTTCATACCACGCTTGGCATGCCAGTAGGCTAGATTAGTAACACCAATCCCTAACGGACTAATTTCGTCATTGCTCAGTTTGCTTTGAATTGATAAGAAGTCTTGATAGTCAAGGATATTACATAAGCTGCGTTGTAGAATACGGCAAGCACGGCGCATGTCTTCTGGATTGCGGAACGCACCCCAGTTGATGCTGCCTAAGGTACACAATGCTATGCGACCTTCAACATCATCAAGACGTTTGAATGACTTAGTTGGTAATAGAATTTCACAACACAAGTTGCTTTGATAAATTGTATGATACTCTGGGTCAAACGGACCTTGGCTCATAACATTGTCGATAAACACTAGATAGATACGTCCAGTGTCTGTACGTTCTTTTAGTATACCACTTTTGAATACTTCTTCAGCACTCATTGTCTTCTTGCGTAGATCTTTACGCTTTTCGTATTTTACATACAGCTCTTCAAATAACGCTGTGTTAGTATAGAATGCTTCGTACAAGTCTGGAACTTCATTTGGATCAAAGAATGTTATTTGTTCTTTGTTCTTGAATCGTCTCCAGAAGAAGGCTGACAAGACAACACCATAGTCCATATGGCGGACACGAGTTTCTTCCGTTCCTTGATTATTTTTAAGCACAATAAGATCATCAAACTGATGATGCCAGATAGGATAAAAAACTGTAGCACTAGCATTACGAATGCCTCCTTGTGAGCAACTACGTAAGTCTCCAAACCATTTCTTAAGGAAGGGGATCATGCCAGTGTGCATGATTTCCCCGCCTCGTATAGGACTCCC